AACGCCGACTGCCTGAGGACCGAAGAAGATCATCGGTGCCGCAGTGGTCACCTGATTGGTGATCGTTGGGTTAGTGGCGTCTGCAATAGTTACCTGCAGAGACTTCTCAGCAAGGTTGGTGGATTCGAACCAACGAACACCTTCAAAGAGGAATCCAGTTGGCATAACAGGTTGACCTGCTACGAAACCAGCCTGTCCGTAAGCGGGACCCATGCCATAGAAGAAGTTGGCATTAGGAGCCTGCTCAGGTTGCAGGGGATTGACCATACCGTTACCGGCATAACGAGCAATCTCACGGAAAGCATCGTTCTGACGGAGATGCATCATTGCAGTTGGATCTGCGATGCAACGGTAATAACCATCAGCAAAGGTTGGGACATTGCGCTTACGCATGTCCTTAACAACCTGCAGCAAGTCTGTCTTTACGTCAAACTTGGCAGATTCACCAGCACCGTAGTTAAGGAACGGAGCGGAGGATGCCTTGGTTTGGCCGAGTGGGTAGTAGTAACCACCAGCATTGTCGCTAGCAGGACCAGCAGCTTCTGCTTTGAAAAGTTCGTCAGCAAAAACGCGATCACGCCAACGGCGATAATCGTCCAACAGTGTCAGTGAACCGATTGACTGGTGGAAGACGTTCAGGTTGCCGGTATCAAGCAGCAAGCGCTGAGCGGTGAGCAGAGTTTCACGAGCAACCTTAAAGGTCGAAGGTGAAGTTGCATCGGTAGGGTCTGCAGGGCCGGTGTATTCCTTGAGGTTCACCAGAACCTTGTCTTTAACAATAGAGCGGCTAGATGCTGTGCCCAAAGTTTGATCAGCAGTGCGCTCACGGGAATCCTTGTTACCAGGATTGCCCCAGAAGCGGTAGCGATCAAGTTGGACAGTCTGACCGGGTTGCTTCGCGAAATCGTGAACAACCACAGGCTCTACGGCCATCTCGATGATATAACCGGGATGTGGGCGGTAGAGCTCAGCACCTAGCAGCTTAGGGACCGTGTATATCCACTGCTTTCGCAGGGCACCGACTATATCTTCACCTTTAAAAGGGCTGGACGCTTAATCCTGTTATTAAGGAGACTTTACTCCTCAGGTAGTCTGTGAACGTTCCTTAGGTGTACCCAAGGCTTCGCTGCTGATTGCCATATCTTTCGACTTAGGGTTCCAGCAATTCATCCAGTTTTACAACGACCAGGTGTTTTACCAATCGTTATCAATCCACATGGATCGAAATTCCTCAGCTGTAAGGGTTTATAAGCACATCGTTGTGCTTCTTATTACTATAAGGGTGTTCTATAGGGAGCAAATTTGGACGTAGTTGATGTCCGTGGATTACTTGGTCTTCTTTTAACCGATGGGAGTCTTGTCCCATATCGCACTCCTGGCGGTGGTTATATTCAGTTGACTCTTACAACAGGGATCAAGCAGTCGACATTTCTCGAGGAGAAGGTTGCAGAATTTAAGCAATTTCTACCTTCAAAAGCTGTAATTACTCCCTACAGGAGTTCTCCTAGGGCTAACGGCAAGCAGACGTTGGTTCTAAGGTTTCGAGTTTCGACCGACAAGCTCCGCCCTGTGTACAACTTGCTTTATCCATGTGGAGAGCGATTAATCAATCAGACGGCTCTCGACTTGTTAGGAGCAAGCGCTGCAGCATGGTGCTGGGCGCAAGGCGCTCGAGTTCACAAAGACATGAGCTCTGAGCTATCCCGCGTTGGCAATACATACGTAGAAGGCGCACGACTGCAAGCATGGTTCGAGATGTTGACCGGCGCAGAGTCAGATCTCAGAGATCACAGGCAGAAGCCACGTCTATATTTCAAGCCGGGAGAGACCAAGAAGGTGCAAGACGCACTAATAAATTATGCGCCATCAAGTCGACTACATCTATTTACCGGAGTAACCCCAGATGTCAGCTCAATTCGTAGCTCGCGCACTGAGTTATTGCATGGGAGTGGGATCGATATCTTTAAAAGGGAGACGGCAAAGGCCTTGGCTTCAGATCGTAAGGAGTGAGACAGAGCGTCCCTACTTAAGTCATCAGCTAAAACAGCTGCGAGAAGCTCACTTAGGTGCGCTGGAATTTGACCTGGACGTACTTCCTTGCGACGGCTTTTACGATGACGTTCGCCTGCGAGTCAGGAGTGACGAGCTATACCGAGCCTATGAATTGATGTACCCACGAGACAAGAAAGTGGTAACGCCTCAAATTGTCGGATTAACCGGAATCGCAGGGATGTCAGCGCTGTGGTCAGACAGAGGCAGGATCGTCGGTAAAACAGCAAAGATCAGATCACGACTAACGCCAGAAGCGAACATAGCTTTGGTCGATTGGTGCAATAGCCACGGCTTCGAGAGCAAACACATCGCAAGACTGGACCGCAGCTACGGAGTCCAGTTCACTCCAGACGCAACTCGGAAATTTATTAGCGCCATACGGCCACACACGCACAAGATCATGAGAAAGACTTTTAAACAGGCTTCTTCTCGTCGATAAGATAAACGGGCTCCGAAGAAGAACTACGTCAGGAGCTCATACATGACATTCCAGGAGTTCGGGTTTTTGTAGTTTCAACGGACTGGCAACTGATCTGCCCCGCGTTCGGCCAATGTGGGGTGGCACCTGGAAGATTTCTCTTACTTTTTGCGCATGACTGACAGCCAAGAATGCACCGATGGCTTCTGCCCAGCGACAAGGCCCGTCGCAGAGAAGGATCCTAAGGATGTCTTTTTTCAGCCGATCACGGAAGAAAAAGCAAAGTCTGAGCCGAACATGCATGAAAAATTTATTCAGTTTTGCGACGACAATCCCAATGATGTCGAATGCAGGCTGTTTGACGTATAGTCCTTTTTTGTTTTTCTTAGACTGACGCAATAACTTAGTTGCGGCAGAATGGCTGTCTTTAATAAACTCAATGGCTTTGTCGAGCACTTGAGTGAGGGAGTTCACAACCTCGGCAGCGATCAACTCGTGCTCGCACTGAGTAATGTTGCCCCAGCTTCAGAGACAACTCCACCTTCATCTACTACCGCTGGCTGTGTCTTAGCAAACGTCACTGAAATCAGCTACGTCGGACTCAGCTCACGAGATCTAACAACGACAAGCTCAGCTCAGTCATCAGGTACTTATCGGCTGGTACTTGACGATCTAACTCTTAGCTCCACGGGCACTGTTGGACCTTTCCGGTACATCTATCTCTACAACACCACGCCAGTCAGTCCAGCAGACCCGCTGATTGGCTTTTTCGATTACGGAGCAAACCTCACCCTTAATACGGGTGAGAGCTTGACAATCGACTTTGACCAAGCGTCAGGCGCAATCACTCTGGGTTGATCCACCGTTAGAGGTTAAGTATGCCAGCGGTTTATTCCGATCTCGCCGCTGGGACGGCATCGTTTACATCTACATCCAGTAACGCCGAATTGATTTGTCGGCGAGAGATTGCTGGCACTGGAACCTTTAATGCAAAAGTCAACGCTGTTTACAGATTAAACAGCGATGTCGCATTCGTGGGCGCAAACACAAGCGAGAATGCGTCGGCTGTCATGCCGAGCCACGAGCCTAATGACCTGCTTCTCGTATTAGCAGTAAACGCAAGTGGGAGCACAACTCCAACAGCTCCAGCAGGGGAGGGATGGGAAACCCTGCGATCACATGGAGGGAGCCTGCTTGGCTATCGACTCGGATACAAGTTTGCCAAGACGAATACTGAAACGGTAGGCGGCTGGGCTGGATCGACCAGGACAACAGCCGTGGTCTACAGAAACGTTCGCAAAATACCTGGGGAAACGGTTAGTTCAAAAAACTTTTTATCGACCAAAATCCTCTATCCGACTGTAGCTACAGAAAACTCTGGCGGTACTCGAGTTGTATATTTCAGCACTAGTAAGCAAAACCTAGATTCTGCCTTAACACCCGCAGATACAACCACAAGAATATCCACTCAAGCGATCAGTGGCTCAGCTCCAGGCATTGGAGTACACGATCGACTCCTGCCAAACGGCACTGAATCCCTAGGCGGTAGCAATACCATTGTTGCCTCAACCAAATCGCAAGTTATTGCGGTCGAGCTGCTCTCTGGCGTACCAGAGATGGATGCAGAATCGAGCACATACGCGACAAGCCTGAATGGCGACATATTTAAAAATACGCTTCTACTTACTAGCAGGAGATATAACGTAACCCTGCCTCAAGTCTTTTGGCTATACAAAAGCTTTTTCTCTACATCTGCAGGATCATTCTCAAGCGCCATTTCGCCGGTAGCCACGCCAAGAGGTTACTACTACGAAGGATCGGCGGGGCAGTTTAGCCTTGCAGCATCGGATGCGATCCTAGATCGATACTTAATATTTACTCCACTAACTACAAACTTTGCATTCACTGAAGGATTAATTGAATTCGCAAAGGGATTCTTCACAAGTGCTGATCCAGCCACCTTTGCTACAACTTTCTACGCCTCACTTGTTACTCATGAAGCACTCCTGCAAACGCTGTCGGGAAGCTATAACGCCGAAAGCCGGAATACTCTTTTAAAAAGGGCGTTAATAGAAGCTCTTGCTGCAGCGATATTCAATAGCTCAACCTCGCAGGTAGGCTTCAGAAATGACACGCCATTCCCCACCAATGGCGGTCCATTTAGGCCATCCGTTCCGTTTCATCTGCAGCCGAGCCTTGTCAAGTACAACTCGGTAAGCAAGTCAAAGGACCTTGGAATCGTCAACAACTTCTTAGGTCAATTTTCTGGACTAATAGGCTCTGAGACTGGAGCGCCAACTCTGTTCTTTAAAATCACGACACTCGGTACGGCTGATCTACGAATACTTATCAAACCTGTAAACAGATTCACTGATAACTACATCTCGGTAGGCATTTTAGATAGCAACCGGAAGCCACTTTCTATAAATGACTTTGGCTTCGCTTATCGCAACGAGATAAGCAGCACCGAGAGAAAAGAATTCTTAGATCCAATGCCAGCTGGTGATTACTACTTCACGATAAGTAGCAGTCAATGGCAAAAGATCCTTTACAACGTGGAGATCCAGGCCATTCGCTTTATGTCACTGACTGGGCTCGTAACACTAACCAACCAGTCGACCGCACGATTTGCCATATCGAAAATGTCTGGACCAGCGCTTGTCACTGGTCCTTTGCAAGCGATAATTCCAAGCAATGCTCAACTCAAGCAACCAACAGGACCTGTTCTACTAACTTCAGGAAGTCGTGGAGCTTTAACAACGCCAGAAGGAATAGCGACGATGCGAATGTTGCCTACAGGTCGATTAAAGCTCACTCATAAAATCGGTGGCGCTGCTTCAGTAAGCGGAGCGAATGTAGCTACGCTTAGTTCAGCTCCGCCATACGGTGGTGGTTACGGCCCATGATTTGGGCGCTGCCTAACACACTTAGATATTGAAAGTTCATGGCATTTTCGCAGTACTTTGCGACGCAAGTTCTTAACTGGGTGAAAGGTTCACCCTTCCCGACTGCGCTCGCAAATGTCTACGTGTCTTTGCATTCTGCAGATCCTGGCACTGCCGGTACAAGTGGTGATGTTACTAATACCATTACTAACTCAGTCAACAGGACGACAATCTCTAGCGCTGCATTAAGCGCAGTTTCAGGAGCTTCTGGAGGTGGTTTCGAAGTCACGAATACAGGCGTTGTTCAGCTAACGACTTCAGCCAACAACGTCACCCCAATCACAGTGACTCATTTTGGAGTTTGGGATGCAGCTAGCGGTGGCAACTTCTTAGCGTCAGGAGAATTGACTTCATCTGTAGACGTTGAAGTTGGAGACACTGTTCAATTCAATATCAACGCTATGGCAGTGAGAGTCGTCTGATGAAGATGAGCAAAAGTCTTACGGCAGAACCTCACAAGGACCCGGTTAAAAAACGAACAACGCAAGGCCAAGGTCAACGCAGTAGACCTAAGAGAGGCAAGAAACTTCTTCGAGGGCAGGGGCGCTAGTAGCCCCAGGTACAGCAGGGTGTTAGTCCGCCACGAGAAGAGAACTTACCGTGATCTCGTGTATCAAGATGGATGAATCCTTTGCGGCATCCATCACCAAGCCCGCCGCTCCAGCGCCGACTAATCCACTTATAGAAGACTGAGCAGCTTTCACCTACCGGATAAATATCTAAAGCCATTCCTTTTGCATGAAAGGATCCCGGCCTACCGCCTACCTCTTTGTTGATGGGTTCAGGTCTGTAGCCACTAGTCACGCCTAAGGGACCTCCCCATGCTTCCCTAATAGCGTCAAACTGCTTAGCAAGACTCATTACGGCAAGTTCTTCTTCACTGCCCTTGTCCGGCTTTCTACGGGCATCGTTTTGTAATACCTCGCCAACAGTCAAATACTTACTGACTGGTGCGTCAAAATCATCCCAATCAACATCATCTTCGCCTGAATCGAATACCTCTACGTGATGCTCAGGCCTTGTCCACCAGTGAGGCTTGTAAATAGTCCACCGTTCACCACTTCCTTCGAGCGTCACCCACTCATGGGAGTCAGCTGGAATCTCATCCGTGGCAACTACTCGAAGTGTTTCACCCGTTTTAAATGGACGCAAGGCAAGCTCAGAAAGCCACTCGCTTGGCAGCGGTGCTCGTTTTAAATAAGTATCGTTCACACAATCCAAAACCCTTACGCCATCACTCTCGCCCATCCATATATCTGCTTCCATTTGACGTCTTTTAGCAAGACCTTCAAGCCGAATACCGTCAGCCATGTTGTAGAGATTTAGCGCCTCTGGCATGAGTTCATAAGCCTCAGGATTTTTAGCACCGTCCTTGAGCACTTTGGAGATGGTTTCGAACCCCTGGTGATCATAAAAATTTGACCCCATATTCCACGCGAAACTAACCAGGACTGACTGCCTGCAGCGACCAAGCCTTTCCCAGCCTGGGATTCTGGCTAACTTTGGTATAAATTCATTTTCAAGCATTCCTTTTAGATACGCCTGGCAGACTGGTTTACTGCAGACATCACCACTTCTCACTGGCGCTCCATCTGGATAGCGAGTCAGCCCAGCGCAAATCGTGGGCACTCCAACTGAATCGACATACGCGCTTTCTTCTATTCCCTCAAATTTTTCAATCAGCCCCATCGACAGGGCTAGCGTTCCCTGAATCATTAGAAGGTGAATCTCCATAAATAGCTGCAAACCTTGGACTTGCTTCCACCGCTTCTTCTGTGCCCTTCCAAATATTCAGCCCATGCTGAATTGCGGCCTGGTCTCCCAGGCCTTTAGCTCTAAGGACCTCAATCTGCTCGACCACGCTGTCAACGTGATCGGCAGTTGAGGATTGATTAGATGTAGCTGATAATTTGTCAAAGACATCATCACTACCAGCAAGACGCACAGTTGGATGTCAGCTTTTGCTAGATCCTAACGACGATTTAATAATGACTAAACCAGGCCAAGCTGACGCGCAATTGAAACGGCATCCGTACCCAGGTTAGTGATAGGCAGTCCAGAGTTCTGCTGAATACCCTTCGCAGTTGCTACGGCTAACACGTTTGCGTCCTCTTGGGCGTTACGAGTATCTATAGCAGCTGTAATTCGCTTGGCTTCGTCCATAATGCTTGCCGCATTTTGCGCAGAAGTAGTGCCTGCGTTAGCTGAAGCCTTGGATAACTCCTGCGACATTGCCATCCCAATTCCACTGGAACTAGGAGCACCTGACTGATCGTTGAACGACCGCGTTGCGTTGTGATTCGGTGGAAGATTCATTGTTTAAGCCCCGGATCACCGGGGCACGTATTGATCAGTCCTCCTGAACGAGGATCTTGCTGCGAAGAGCGTCAGGGCCTGCCTGGCTTAGAAGCTGCCAAGCTGCGGCTGGATTGCGCTCACTGATTGTGCTGAATGTTGACCAGAAGTCATCACCACCTTGAGGAGCCTGAACACCTGGCTGAGGCATCTCCATCTGCGGACGCTGATAAGCGGGAGCTGGAGCTCGGAAGCTCTGCTCGCTAGCAGCAATCTCAGCAGCTAAGCGGTCTTGGGCAGTTTCCTGTGGGTAAGGACCATCAACGCCGAAGAAGTCATTGACATATGCAGCCAACATGTCGGGGTTGGTCAACATGACGTGATAAGCAGCGTTGTCTTCCGCTGCGGCATCGATCACTTGCTGAGCAGTCGTGAGATTGACGCTGAGCTGCTCGGCGACTTGCATGACTTCAGCGGTCTGCTGAGCCTGTGCAAGAAGAGCATCTTCTACGACGCAGGAGTACTGATTAAGGAGAGCTGGTGCTTCAGCGCCGAAGTGCTGAAGAACTTCAAGACTTTCGCTGCTTACGCTTCCTAGATACTCGTCTATCGCGGGTGCGCTCTGCTCGTTGCTCCAGCTGGGCGCCTGTGTCTGCTGGGAATACGCCTGCGTTGCTTGGGGAATTGAGGTCTGCAGCCCCGAAACGGAAGGAGCCGCCTGGTACTGCGGGGCTACCGAACCCTGCCATGCCTGCTGCTGCGTAGGGGCTGCCTGAGGGGTCGGAGTTGAGTAAGCTGCCTGGTGAGGGGAGTTCTGCGTCCCGTTCAAGCTTGCGCTGAGACTCTCGAACGCCTGCTGCCATGGGCTCGGAGCCGCTGGCTGGGGAGCCGCCTGTTGGTACGCCACCGGAGCCTGCTGAGGCGCCGAAGGTGTCTGGTAAGAAGGTGGGGCGCTCTGGACCGGAGCTGATTGGTAGCCCTGCGTCTGCACGGGCACGCTCGATGGGATCGAGGCTTGAGGGGTCGCCACCGCCTGTGTCGTCTGAATACTGTCCTGCATAAGTAAGCTCTTGCTTCAAGAAATCGAGCGCTCGATAGACATATGGCGTCAAGTCGAGTTTCGGGTCCGCAAGCATTGGAAGATCAGGTGCCTGCGGGTGTGGGACCTGACGCATGTTTTCAATCAGCGTCAGGAATGTGCCAATACTTTGTTGTGTGGCCTGTGCCATCCTGAATGGATAGCCACTGAGCATTGCGCTTCTCTCTTCATCAGTTTTGTCTGGGAAAAGATAACGAAGGGCCTCGATGGAATTAACACCGAGCTCCTGTAAGTTACGAACAACAATACTTGAATTAAGTATATCCTCTGTGCCATCCTCGAAGACTGGACCCTTCCACCTCCACTCAACCTTTCTATCTCCATCGGGTATAAGTCCGACAACTCCCTCTGGTAGTTGGCGGTTTTGGACAGAGTCACCGATGGCTTGCTCTAGGGTGCCCTCATATAGACGAAGGTTTTCCTCAAATGCT